TTATTCAATTACAATCTGTACCCGGTCAATCGGCTTACCAAACATTCCGGCATAGCCGTCCTGCTTTTTGTATTCCTTATTAGTGGCAACGTCAAATTTTTCCCCGATATATATACACTCATTTTTATTCTCCTCTATAAGCGCGCGCTTCATCGGACATATGAATATCTCTGTAGATATCACGGTATCTTCCGTAGCACATGTATGTTTCCATTCCGGCAGGGTCCGGTTCTCTGCCAAGCTCTGCAAGATAAACTTTGCGGATATACTCATTCCGCTGATGCCGAACGTATTCTTCGGACTGCTTGATATTGGCATCTACATATTCATACAGATTAGAATCCCATGTTGCATCGTCTGGAATTGCATTGACGTAGTTTTCCAGTCCGTCCGAGTCTGCAAGACGTCCCAACAGTTCCAGGTATGTACAGTTTACATAATATTCTTTTTCTTCTCTGCTCATGCAGCTTGTGCTTTCTTCCTGCTCGTCTGTCGAATCGTCCGTGTCTTCTGTATATCCTACCCCGAAACCTACGCAGATGCCGCGTGCAATAGCGCTAATTGTTTCGTCAAATCTGTTTTCGTACAGCTCCATGTCGTCCACGTCGTCTACAAAACAAGTTTCCAGCAGCGCCGATGACACACCGAGATTTTTAACTTTATTAATAACAAGGAAGTTTTCCGTCTTTACTCCGCGGTTGCGGTATCCCAGTTCTTCCATGTACTCTAAAATAAGATTTTCTGTTCCTGTTGTTGCTTCGCGCGGTGTTACATAGATTTCAGTTCCGCCGATACTGTCGTCCCCGGTTTCGTCCCCGCGCCCACTATTTAAGTGTACCTCTAACACATAATCGCAATCCGAAAAATCTACCTGTAAGCCCAAACCTCTATTACAGTCTTTAAATGCATTACGACCGTATGGATACACGACTGTTTCAATGCCGCAGTCCTGCAATCTTTCATCTAACATCTTAACAATTCTTACTGTTTCATTTGCTTCCTCATATCCATATCCGCAGGCACCGCAGTCACCGGCGCCGTGTCCACTAATTAATCCAACTTTCATATTATTTGTCCTCGCTTTCTTTTACTGCTTGTTTTCTGTGTCTGCTTCTACTTCCGGAATACCTGTAATGCTCATCAGCACGGACAGCACACCAGCAAGTACACTTGCAGACATTACATATTTCCAGTCTACCTGTCCCATTGCCGCCGCTGCGCCGATTCCTGCAATCGCTGCCTGCGCCATTGTTTTAATCGCTCTTACTGCTGCCGCCTTTGCCCACTTTGTTGTGTTTACTGATACTTTAAATACTGTGTTTTTAAACATACTATTTGTCCTCCAAATCCTGAATCCTGTGGTTTGCCACTTTTATCTGTTCTTCCTGCACTTCGACACGTTTTTCAAGTGCGTACGTGCGTTCAATAACATTGTTATGCTTGTCTACTCTCTTTGTAAGTTCTCCCAGCTTGTAGTCAAGCAGGGAGCGTGTCTGGCGTGCCTGTGATGTATTGTTGATAATACACACTGCAAGCGTGACCCCGGCAGATAATGCTGCTGAAATAATTACTTCCATTCTGCTTCCTTTCTGTTGCACCGGTGCAATTTTACTTTTTTCGAGGTAAAAAAATAAGACACGAAAGTGTCTTTGTAATAAATGTTTATTTAACTTTTAACTGCTGTCGTAGTACATACTATCACCGCCTTTAAGATGCTGTTCCATGCAGAGTTACATGAAAACTAATGCTCTTGGTTTCTGCAAGCGGTGAAAAAACAAATCCCTGAATTTTACTTGTTGTGTAATTCGTAATGCTGACACTTATTAATCCGCTTGTCGCGAATGGCGTAATGTTGATAGCATCAAAAAACTTAATATTATTGCTTTGCGGTATCGTAATTTCAAAGCTTGCCCAATACATATTCCCGTATTGATTAGTCATTGTATAATTTTGCGCCGCCGTATGAAACGCTTCAATCAGATAACCACTTGGCAAACGGTTAACCGACCAGCCATAAGACGAACTTCGACCGGAAAGACATGTGCCTTTTGTATCCGTAAATTTTGCATCTAACGGTACATCTGCATTAACATTATGCCCATTTACTTTCGCAGCGTTTCCCGCACTTGCTGCATAATTTACAGACTTTGTAGAATCTGCTGTATTGTCAACGTTTCCAAGTCCTACATTTTCCGCTGTTATTTCAACGTCGCCTGTGCGGTAAATGCTTTCCGCACTTCCCTTAACACCTGTAACGTGTTCTGTCTTTGTATGCAATATAGCTTCTGTAAGACCTTCATGCTCCGCAGATGTTATATGGATTACGTTGTTGCCTGTGTGAGTATCCAACTCCACCTGTTCTGCTTTTTTTCCTATAGCCGCAACCAGTACATCAATAATTGAAGCATTTTCTTCAACTGCATTTGCAAGTTTATCCAATGTATTCAACATTTCCGGTGCGCCATTTATCAAAGCCGCAACTATCTTATCTGCATATCCGGTCGCCTGCTGATAAGATAAATCTACATAGTCCATATCCGCTTTATATTTGCGTAAATACGCAAGACTCTCCAGCAGTGCCAGGATAACCCTGTTAAACAAATCAGCGTGTGCGGGATCTGTCGGTTCAAACTTCCGTACACTCTCAACAAAATCCGGATTTTCCGGAATTTCAAAATCAGCCATATTCTCTGCCTCCGTTTCTTCAAAATTTCTTAGAATACATCATCGACCGTATAGGTCATTTCAATGTCGCTGTCTTTCCCTTTTGCGGTAAAGTTCTTAATGCAGACAATGTCACCGGCGGCATCATACAAACCTACTTCGCTGATGTAAGCTCCGGCAAGCTCTGATTCTGACAACGTACACTGATACCTGCAGGTCGTATCATTTACAAAGCTGTAACCGTCTATTTCTTTTCTGAACAGCTCATTTTTTAATGCTGCCTGTTCGGCAGTCGGCACAATTACATTCCCGGAGGTATCCACCCCGCCTGAACCGAATGCCATGCCGACAATCTTTGGAAGTGTTATCGCTCCGGCTCTTGCCTTTACCATATTCTCCCGCGCCTTTTTTGTAATAATAGAATTTTCTGCCATGCTTTATAGTTCCTCCTTCTCGTATAATGCATTTAATATTCTGCTTCCATTAAGCGGTACGTCCCCATTCAGATACCACAGATTTCTGCGCCGTTCTAATTCTACAGTTCCGATACATTCCACGCTGTTATCCATTTCAAGATGTACAGCCGCTTTTGCTTTTACCTGTTCATTTAGTGCGGATTTGAAATGTATTTTAATATTTTGTAGACTTATTCGGAGTAAATTAATAACAGCCACATCAACTCTGTGATTAACCACATAGGCTGTATGTGACTGTTTCAACTGATTCAGCGCACTGTGTACAAGCTTTGAATCAAGTGTATTTTCTCCTGAATAATAAGCCTTAAATATATTGGGATGCTCCGGCACATAGCCATATCTGCCGGAATCCATAGCATCTGCAATCGATATTTCAATCCCAGTTGTGTTTTTTACGTACTGCTCCATTCTGTACGGTGTCATCGGTGTACGGCAGTCACGCTTCTGATAAATCAGCTTTCTTCGTTCCTCGTAGGAAAGATTCTCCCGCACTGGAAGCTGCCATTTCAGTTCGTGATACATCAGCCCCCATGTCGCCGTTTCCGGAAACATCTGATATGGCAGTTCCTCTATGATTTTACGAACATCATCATATTCCATGCCCATGACCTGATAGAGCCACTTACCGACATATGAATTATCATAAAACCCCTGCGACACGTAAGACAGCATACGCACTGCACTCTCGCTTGTAGGAAATGCTTCAAGGTCAAATTTTTCTTTTTCCATTACAGCCTCCTACTCTGCCAGGGAAAAATTAAGAGTACCCGTCTGTGGGTACTCGTCCTGTGCAAGTATGATATTTTCGGTGCCACCGTTGATTGTAAAGGTTTCAAAGTCTTTCACCCCGGCTATTGCAGATATTAACGGTCGTACATCATTGTACCTGAGAATACTGTCTGTTTTTGCCTTATCATACACCGTCAGAACCGCCTTTTTAAAATCAGCCTTTATCTGCTCAATATTAGTTGTTTCATCGATTATCAGCCCTGTACACGCATAAGCAATCTGAACGGTTGTCGCCGCCGCACATGTCAGCTTTGCACACGCTGTCGGAAGCAGTCTTGCCGTCCTGTCGTCCGGAGATACGATATGCTTATACACGGCATTGATAAGTGCCTGGTTGGCAGGCTGGCCATTCTGGTCTACCAGCACCAATTTAACCGTTCCAGGTCCGTTCCAAGTCGGAACGACAATGCAATCCCCAAC